CCCATGCCGCCCGGAAGGCCCGCCGAGTAACCGCATCGGTAATACAAGGAGTACTGGCCATTGATTCCCCCGTCCACGGCCTCTTTTTGGTGTGCCGGCGTCGCAGGAAACTGCCAGGGGCACTGTCGTTCAATCTGCACCGCGGGTAGAAACACCCTCTGCAGGCTCATGCGATTCAGTGCAGTTAATCGAAATGTGGATTCATCGCTTCGATCGGGCGGATTGCATATTCCCTGAAAGACCACTGCGATGTCGGTGAGAGCGGCATTGTTGGGCAGATCGTAAAAGAGCACGCCCACCGTGAGGTGCGCGCCCTTCCATCCAACGGACCGCTCGATTTCCGAGAAGTAAGAATCGGCATTGGCGAGGAGAATCGAAATCTGTGGGCTTCCATCGATTCCTTGGTCCGACGCCGTTTGAATGTCGAAGGCGCTATGCTGGATCACCCGCGCGGCGTACGTGTTTCCTCCCGCTGTCACCGTGTGTGTGCACCAGTATTCCGTTTGCCCGTTGGAAAGAACGCAGTTGAAGACGATTAACGGCGTGTCGGTGACGCTCTGTCCCTTCAGATCAGAGATTGCTTGCATAAAGGATATTGACTGTTGCCGAATTTCGGTTTACGTCCGTGCTTGTAAAGGTGAGCGCATCGTCGCGCAAGCGCGCATTTTTGTAGCATCCGCCTGTCGTGCTGGCCTTATAAAGCGATGGGCTGTCCTGCGGTTCAACTTGCAACCCAAATATATCGATCACTGCGCCCGGCCCAAGCTCCACCCCGAACGTCATCGATGACGCTGTCGGGTCTCCGGTTCCGGTGCAGGCGAACCGCTGCCAATCGGTACTGAGGTTTTGATCGTAGCGATTGCTTCCGAGTAACAGCGTGAGCGTTCCCGGCGTGGAGGCCTTCGCGTACATGCTCAGGCAGTACACATATCCCCCCGGCGCCGTCAGAGTTTGCGATAAGTCCTGTGGCGCCGTACCGGAGTTCGTCACTTGCCAAGCGTTGTTTCCGCCCGTTGGATCGGCGTTGGTTCCGGCGAGCGAAAGGAAAGACCCCGCGCTCCAAACGGCATTGCTCAACTCGTTACTCCAAGCCAAGAGGTTGGCCGTTGGATCGACAAATGTGAAATTGTTCAGCGTGCCCTCTGCCGCCGCGAAAAACTGAAGTAGGGTGGCCAGTTCGGGATCGCTCAGTGCGGCATACTTCAGGTGCCACTCCACGATTGCCGCCCCCGGGTCCGCGAGTTTTATGACAGTCCCGTCCGCGGCCGTGTGGATTAGAGTCCGCATTTGGCGCCGTTTTTGGACTGGAAACTGAGCCAGCGCGCCGGTCGGAAGTTGGGGATAAATGAGCATCAGAGGTTCCGGTTTTCGATCACCGTCAACGAAGTCTTGCCACGCATTTCCGCCGCGGAGCCCAACATCAAATCATCGCTGGCGAGGCTGCAATTCGGATACTGTGTTCCATCCCACGGGTCCGTGAATGCAAAGCTCCCGAGTCGGCCCCGGTTATCTTCGAAGAACTGCTCGAACGCCGCCATCTCGCTCTCGTCTAACTCGCTCAGCTGGATTTCCCATTGGTGCATTGCGCCCACCGAGTCGCGATACCGTTGCTCGCTGCCGTCGAGAAATCGCACCGTTTGATTCTGAAACCGAATCGACTTACTAGCGGGATACTGTGCCACTGCGCCGGTCTTAAGCTGAGGAAAGGTCGTCATTTTCAATTCCGCTCGCCGCGCGTTCCCGATTCGAATTCCGCCGCGAGTTCTTTTTCCAGAATTAGGATCGCTTCTACCTGGCGGGCGCTCAATTCTTCAACCGAGAACGTCCGAAATCGCCGCCGGAGGAAAAACTCCTCCAGCAGCGATAGGCTTTCCGCTGTGATATACGGTTTTGGGCACGTGTCCAGCGTGACATTCCTTCGAGCCCACACCAGGTGTGCCGGCCCCAGCGTATCTGGTGGAAGCCATCCACACCGCCTTTTTTTCTCCAGGCCGGATCTCCGGCAAATGTCGCACCTCCAACCGGCCTGGTTAGAGTGTCCAAAGTGGAAGGCGACAATCAGTTTTTTCGTTCTTCCGTGCTGAGCCCTGTCTGCGACCGCACCAATGCCGCCGCCTCTCGAAACAGCTCCTCCGGTCCAATATCCGCGAGCGACTCCGTTGTGGCTGCCACACCGTCCACTTCCAGTCCCGAGATCCCGAGCACACCCCACTTTACGTAAAGCCGCTCGATCTCTATTCGTAGCAGCGCCGCATCCATCTTCTGCCCCGCATCCTCACCTGCCTCCAGGAACTCCATCCTTCGGGCCAGTTCGCGTACCTGGCGCATCAGTTCCGCCCGTCTTCCGAACGACATCTTCGCCACCGTGAACGTCACGCCGCTCGCTACCCGCGACTCGACGGTGGCCACGCTTTTATAGATCATGGAAGTTCAACCTCCCTACCCAAACGCCACCGCAATTTCGTTGTTCACCGTTCCCTGCGCCCGCGACGATCGGAATTTCCATTGAAGCCGGTTCTTGCTGTCGTCAAATTCCGGAACCACCGGAATCACGCTCGGTAAATACACGCCGACTAACTGTCCCTGCGATTCGCCCAACTGAAACATCACGCTGATCGGTGCTTGCTGGCGGGCTGCCTGATACAGTCCCTGCGTATTCGGATCGGTCTGGCTGTACAGCTCGAATGCCGCAGTCACAGTCCGCTCCCCCGGCGATATCGCTTGTGGAAGGCTCGATCCGAATTCTTTGAACCTGGTATCCAATCCGTTCTTCATCACCACCGATGCCGACGTGATGGTGAAGAACTGTGTCGGCGCCGTTCCCAGCCATGCCTCTCCGAGATTCCCGGGGACAATCGTATAGTCGAAGGCGCCCACCGGAGGCTCGGCGGGAAAAGTCTGTAGCTGTCCCGCGCTCGCACTGCTTGCAAAGCTGACGCTGTCCACCACATCCTGCGCCTGGCCGGTGAATCGGAACTCGTGATAGTCGCCGTTGAGGTCGATCTCCATCTGGTCGACCGCGCCTCCACACAGCAATCGCTGCATCGCAGTCGAGGGGTCCCAATAATCGAAGATCCCCACGCTCGGTAACTCGGCCGCCGGTGCGTATGTGACCGTCGCTCCCACCGGTGCACCCGGTGCCGGCGGCGCCGTGAACGGGACATTGAGTTGAACCGTCTCTGCATCGACCACTGTCGTCACGAATCGGATCTCGCCCCCGCTGCTCACTGCCTGGCCGGCCGAGAGGCCATGCGGGGCGGTGAATGCCAGTCGTCCGTGGCCGGTCGTGCTTGCGGCCGTTCCGCCTGCGAAATTCGCCGGCGTACCGCCCATCGCTGCCTGGAACAACGGGCCGTAACTCGGATTACTGGTCCCTTGCTGCCAATTCGTGAGCAGAGTTCGCACTTCGAAGCTGGTGTGTCGCCTGCCGCCGGCCGGCACACCAGTAAACGTTCGGCTGCCCGTCTTGTCTTGTCGGTCTGTCACCTCGAGCTGCTGTCGGACGGTCAGCTTCAACGCCGGAATCCGGCTCGCTGCCGTAATCGCCGGAACCTGCCCGTACGCGCTTTCCAGCGCCGTGTAGAACCGGTTTGCGTTGGACGAAATATACGATGCCATATTAGCTTCTGCTTACTCCAATCTCGAACGTGATCTTTGCCACCTGCTGAAAATTCTTACCGCCGTGCTTCACCGCCCCGAACACCGCCTGGTATTGGCCGCCGTAGAACATGCCGCTGCCCCAATCGCCGCGGTTGGCGTTCAGTACTTGCAGAATTGCATCTACGTAGTTATCCAACGCGTCCTGCAGACCATCCAGACGATCCTGCGAATGCCGTAATTCCACCGTTGTTTGTGCACTCCCGGAAAAAGTGCGGAACTTTTCCACTAGGTTGTTGACAATCTTTTCGCAGTAGACATTCACCGCGGGGTACTGCATGGTATTGCTCTGATCGGCAATGTCCGGCGCGACGTTCTGCGCCCGCACCTGCGCACTGTTCAGCGGAAAAAGCGGTTGCCCGTTGTCTTGCAGGGCATCGGTCAAATAGGAATTGACACCGCTTGCACCCGTTAGAAGCTGTATCACTTGGTCCGTAATCAGGCTTCCGATTGTTGTCTTCATTAGCCCCTCAGAATGACGCGTGGCATGGGCATTAGGCAGTTGGGCGATTGGCCCCAACCTGGCCTGCTACCGGTGCCCGCGATCGTATTCGCCTGCAGCCACATCTGCGAAACTGCTATCGGCGATGTGTTTTGCCGTGACAAGGCGTCCGGATCGCTGCCGACATACGCATTCCAGCCCGTCGCGCACGCCGGCGCCGCGGCTGGCTCTACTAGCAGCGTGCTTTCTGCCGTTGTAATCGTTGTCGGTACCGATGGTGCGCCTTCTTCACCTTTTCCATTGATCCAAGTCATCGACACATAGTAAGTCTCGTTGGGCAGGCTGCCCCCGGCACTTACTACCTGGGGCTGTTTCGGGCGCGGAACCGGAGACCACACAATTCCGATTCCCATCAGCAGCAGTCGCTCGTACGCCCACCTGGACCGCTCGTGAAACTGGTCCCGCTTCGCAGCGTACCGATCGTTCAATTGACTCGCGTACGCATCTCCGTACACCATCTCTAAAGCGCGGAATGTGTGCCAGAGCTTCAGCGCTGGTGTCACCACGACGTTCTCGATCTTCGGCAGCGCGTTGAGCCAGAATGCCTCGTCGGCGCGCCTGAACCCGCTCAGCAGCGTTGTGATTTCGAGCGCCAGTTCCTCCTGCGCCAAACCCAGCTTCTGAGTCACATCGATACCCTCGACGTTCGCCACATTCGATAATTGTGTGTCCTGCGCCGTCAGGTCTTCCAACCCTAAGACAAGACCGTCCGTAAACAGAGCCATATGTCCGCCTAATCCTGGGCCGTTCTGGCTCCGCCCTTCAGCTTCTTCATATCGTCCGTCAATTTCTTCAATTCGTCGGACGATACCATCGTGACTTCTAATTTCGCCGCTGTTGCAGCGTCCTGCGCGGCCTTATACGCCACTTCCTGCGCTTGGAGGAATGCCGTCGCCTGGTCTGCCTGTGCCATTTCCGCGGACGCTTCCACGATCATCTTGGCTGCCAGGTACCTCGGCACCTCCACCAGAACGCCCTTCTTGCCGCCGTCGTCCGTCCCCAGGCTGCTCACCACTGCGAACGGAGTGGCTATCGTCGCTTCCGTCGCCCGGATTCTTTCGTAATACGTCTTGACATCCATTCGATTCTCCTCTTGATAACGCTCTTCACGATGAGGAAGTTGCGGAATTCCTTATAGAGCCGCGACCGTGAGGGAGCGGTCGGTAATCCCTCAACTTCCTCGATCCCGCCACAATTGCTACTAGGACGCTGAGATCCGGGAGCTCACTCCTCCGCGTCCTCTGCCACCTCAGCGTCCTCCGGTTTTGACTTTGACTTTTGCTTTTCTCCGCGTCTCCGCGTCTCCGCGGTCAATATTCATTCGTTGCGGCTTAGCCGCGCTACGTATTTACCTGCACGCCTGACGAATTCCGCAGAATGCCGCAGCCGTAAAGAATGTCCACGGTGAACTGCTGCGCCAGCGTATTCGGCTGATAGCTCATCACCACGCGCATTCCGAAGTTCCCCAGCTCGGCATACTCCGCGATGGCGCCGGTGCCCGGCAGCGGTTGCGGCAGCCGCCGGATCACCAGCCCGAGCGCATCTCGCGTAAACGCCAGGTTGTGCGTCGTTACCGGGCTGCTCCCCGTGTACTGCACAAACTGCGACCGGAACACGAAAAAGTCCTTGATCTTTCCGACCGTCCCGTCGATCAGCGCCTTCAACCCGGCATCGCCGGCAGTCTGAAACTCGCTGAAGCGCGGAATTTGCCGCCACGCGGAATAGGTGGCCGCGTCCACAACCATGTACTTCTCCGAAGCCGGCGGAACCTTTGCCAGGAACAACGCCGTTTCCGCCGCGTCGATCACGCTCTCCGTGATCGCCGTCCCGGGCGTGCCCACAGGGGCATTCGCCGTGAACCCGGCGTACAAGTTCAGCAGATCAGTTTCCACCTTCTGTGCGATCGCCGCCACCGCCGGTTGCATGTAGACCTTCAACAGGTCTGGCACCGCCAGCACTTTGGTCACGTCCGGAATCTGGAAGGTAGCTTCCGCGTGCGTGTTCATCACGATCTGAGCGTTTCCCAGATTCGGATTCTGCGTTTGCACCGTTCCGCCCTCGAGGATGTTGTTTGCCTGCATCACAGGGGGGATCGGCACGTTAATCGTGTCGCCGGCATGCGCCAGAGCTGGCTCATAATCGCGATTCACCAGGTTCCCCATAATGAGGTTCCCCACCAGTACCGGCAATGCATCCGCCGCCACCAGCTTCACAATCGCGTTGGCGACATTAGCTGAAGTAATTGCTGCCATTTCTTCTCCTTGTTCCTTTCTTCTTGCCGGCTACCGCG